TGTCTCTAAGAAATTTGTCAAGATAGAATTACATATGGCAAACACTGAACAAATCAAGACATTAACAAAAGATGTTGAAGTATTAAAAGATACAATCAATATATTACGTAAGCATATTAACTTAAGTAATGAAAGGGGACAAGATGGCACTAAGTAGAAAGTATTATGAAGCAATAGCACAAGCAATAAAAGAAAGCACAATGAATAAGGACAAGGAGTATTTAGCACCTATTATTAATAAAATGTTATTAATTGATAAGTTATCAAGTATACTTAAAAATGATAATGATTTATTTAATGCTAATAAATTTATTGATGCGTGCGGTAATTCTGAAGTTTTAAAAGTATGGGGGTTAAGAAAAAAATAATACCGCGGATTGTGTAGCAATAGCGCCCACGTTGTTAGTGGGCGTTTTTGTTTTGTGGTGGTTCTTGTCTTGTGTATTAATAAAAAATCAATTAGAATTATAATTTCAACCTAATTTGCCCCCCTAACCCCTAAATCGCGGGGGGGCACTCGCATAAAGAAATACCCACACACATTCTAACCCTATTTTTCAAATTATGTAACACGCTAAACCTTTTCTTCAATGCTATATCATAAAATATTTTGTAAAAAAATTTCAAAGTTGTCTTAGACTTTTCTTTATTATTAATTTCTTTTATAATATGGATATTATCTATAGATACTATCTCTAGTATATATCTCTATTATATAGATAAATATAATCAAATAAATGAATTATGCAAGGTTTTTATTTTTGGTAAAAGTTTTTTATATTACTTCATGGATGTAAAACTAATAAAAGGTGAAGAAAATTATTTATATGACGATGATGTTGAGTTTCGCGCATTCAATCCTGATGCTGAGATTGTTGGTAATTGGAGAGTGGGTGTTGCTCGTGATTGGGTATATACTGATGATGGATATGTTCTTCAAATACTTAAACGTAGTGGTTTAAAGCATCCAGGCTACAAATCTCCTCGTAATGTTGTTTTGACGGTTTGTGGTTCTTATATTGTTGAGCAGAAGACACATCAAATATTGGGAGATAGAGGCGTTGCAAAGAACATTTTTTCATTTTCGGGTAACTATGATGCCATTTATGAACGAGCAAAGGATAGAAAGCTAAACAACCGTGAATTTCTTTTCGCTCAATACGTTGCAGCAGGTGAGGGTACGATTTCAGCGTATAAAAAAGCGTATCCAAAGGCAAAAGATGAAAATTATATCAAACAAAAAACGAATGTTTTATTAAAAAAAGAGGAAGTTAGAACTATGGTTAAAGAAGAGGTTAAGAAAATATTAGCAGATGAAGGCGTTTCACCTGAATGGATTGTTCAAAAGTATAAAATGATTGCAGATTTGTCTGATAGAGACACAGATAAGCTTCGTTCACTAGAAGCACTAGGTAAAATGTCTGGATTATTTGATACAGAGAAGAAACAAGAGCAATTAACAGTATTTCAAGGATTTACACCAGAACAAATGGAGGCTTTAAGTGGAAAAACACCAAATACAAAGCTCATCGCACACAAAGAAAAAGAACAAGACGAAGATTAAAGACCCTTGCCCTATTTGTGAGGAAGAATTGTATCATAATGAGCATTATTCTAAGCGTGTAGGATTATTTGACACAAATACTACTGAACATGACATAATTGGGTGGATGTGTCCTAGATGCAACAGTGAGTTTGATAATTTGGATAATATTATGTATATTTACGGCGAAGATTCAATGCAAGGAAACAGTTAATGGAAATAATTTACACAAATTCAGTCACAGGTGAAGACAGACAGGTTACCTCTTTATCCTCTTGTTATGTTAATCACACTCTATACCCTTCTTCATTTGTGACTGATAACTCTAATTTTGATATGTGGAGTAATAATGGCTAAATTTGGAAAAAGAAGTAAAGAAAGGTTAAGCACTTGTGATAATAAACTACAAAAAATATTTAACGAAGTTATCAAATATGTCGATTGTTCTGTTTTGGAAGGCCACAGAAGTGGTGAAAGACAAAACAAGCTTTATGATGAGGGAAAAACTAAGGTTCGGTACCCAAATGGCCGTCATAACTCTAATCCAAGTAGGGCTGTGGATGTTGCCCCTTATCCTATTGATTGGGATGATAGGGAACGCTTTCATTTATTTGCAGGCTTCGTGATTGGTATTGCTCAGTCTATGGGCATCAAACTACGTTGGGGTGGTGATTGGAATATGAACTTTGAGGTGGATGATAATAAATTTGATGATTTTCCTCATTTTGAATTAAGAAAGGAAGATTAAATGGCAATAATAAATAACCCAAATAAACCTGATTATACAGGAACAAGTTCTCAAGAATATATAAATAAATATACAAATAGACCTGAAGATGCTGGAAATATGCAAGGCATTCAAGATTTATTAAGTAAGATAGGAATGGCTCCAGGTGTTGGAGAACCAGCTGATTTATTAAATTCATTATTATATGCAATGCAAGGACAAGGAAAAGAAGCTGGATTGTCAGCATTATCAATGTTACCATTTTTGGGCGGTATAATAAAACCTATAAAAAAAGCCAAAATTCAAGAACAAAAGTTATTTAAAGATAAAATTAGAAAAAAATATTTTGCAGAACAGGCAGCAGAAACTAAAAAACTTGAAGATGATTATTTTGATAAAGAACTTAATTGGCAAGATATTGATATGGATTCAAGATATGCACAAAAAGAACCTAAAAGTTTAATAAAATCTTTATTTGAATCATTAGAAGGAAAGGAATTTTAATGAGTTTTATAGATGATTTAATGAAAATCAAAGGAATAATATGACAGATAAAGAACTTACAGAATATAACAAAAAAGAACGTGAAAGAAGAATAAAAGAAGGTTATACTTATGCTCAAGAAGCAACAGAATGGGGTACTGACCCAAAAAATAGAACTGATTTAGGATTATGGTTAGACAAAAAAAAGAAAGGATTGAGCGAAATGATATTTGGTAAAGAAGAAAAAGCACACAGCAATATAGATGATTTAATTTTAGTAAATACATTAAATAGAATATCTCATTCTAATGATGCTCTTGGAGTTCAAGCTTTGTATCAAGCAAAAACTAAAGGTGGAGACACAAGACATTTACTTCAACATTCTACAGGAAGACCTACTAAGTATAATTTAGAAGTTATGGATTATTTATTAAGAGATGCAATAAAACAAAATCCTGAATACTCAGATACATTAACTACACAAGAATTACCTCTTGTTAAAGAAGGTATGCAAAAATCTGGGAATATAATGAAAAGTTTATTAAATATGATAATGGGGAGTTAATTATGTACGGTAAAAAGAAAAAATACCCAATGGGTGGAAAATTAAAAGGAATGTCTCATAGCAAAGGTGGAATACCTATTGAAGCTGAAGGTGGTGAGTTTATTATAAAAAAAGATTCAGTTAATCCAAATACAGAGTCTGTATTAAATTATATTAATGAAAATGGTAATTTACCTACATCTAATGCAATGGACAGAAGTGAAACTTCTTATATGAGTGGTGGAATGGTAAAAGATTACATGGGTGGCGGTATGGTAAAGCCTATGTATAAAAATGGTGGTAAAATATCACCACAAGATAAAAAATCATTAAAAAAACATAGTAAACATCATTCTGCAAAACATATGACTCAAATGAAAAATGATATGAAAAAGGGTGATTCTTTAAAAAAAGCTCACAATAAAGCAATGAAGAAAGTAGGGAAATAATGTCTTTGTACGAAAATATTAATAAAAGAAAAAAAGCAGGAACAAGTAGGTCTAAAAAAAATTCAACTATATCTGCAAAAAATTATGCTAACATGAAAGCAGGTTTTCCTAAAAAAGATGCAAGAAAAAGAAGTAAAAAATCATGAAAGTAAATGATGCAAGGTTGAGGACTCAATCTTATCGTGAAGGTGGTAAAGTCGGTAAAAGAAGTCCTGCATGGCAACGTAAAGAAGGTAAAAATCCAAGTGGTGGTTTAAATAAAAAAGGCGTTGCATCATATAGAAGAGCTAACCCTGGTTCTAAATTAAAAACTGCTGTAACTACTAAACCTTCTAAATTAAAAAAAGGCAGCAAAGCTGCAAAAAGAAGAAAATCATTTTGTGCAAGAATGAAAGGTATGCGTAAACGTCAAAAACCAAGCAATAATACGGGTAAAGATAGGTTATCATTGTCATTAAAAAAATGGAACTGCTAATATATGGCAAATTTAAATCTTAATGGTAATGTATCAAACAATGAAAAGGTTCTTGAAATGGCATATAAAGACCTTGTTGTATTTGGTAAATTATTCTCACCACAAGACTTTCTAGCATCAGCTACTCCTGATTTCCACAATACTGTCGGTAAAAAACTTTTAGATAGAGATAATCAACAATTGGCGCTTGTATTGCCTCGTGACCACGCAAAGTCAACCTTAGCTGCAACTGCGGTCTTACATCGGTTCTTATTTGCGAATAAAGAAAGCCCAGAATTTATCGCTTGGGTTGGCGAGGCGCAAGACCAGGCTATAGATAACCTTAATTGGATTTCTAACCACATATACTCTAATCCTGCAATACACTATTATTTCGGTGACTTGCAAGGTGATAAGTGGACTAAAAACGAAATAACATTAACAAATAATTGTAGGATGATTGCAAAGGGAGCAGCACAAAGACTGCGTGGTAAAAAGCAATTATCTACAAGATATACTGGAATTATACTTGATGACTTTGAATCTGAGTTAAATACTAAAACTCCTGAAGCTAGACAACAAATAAAGAATTGGGTTACAGCTGCTGTATATCCTGCTATTGATTTTGATAAAGGTGGGTTTTTATGGTGTAATGGAACTATTGTGCATTATGATTCATTTTTAAATGGACTTGTAAAGAATCACAAAGAAGCAATGAATAATGGTTCAGAGTATTCTTGGGATTTAATTACATATAAAGCAATACTTGATGATGGTACTCCGTTATGGCCTTCAAGATGGCCTTTAAAGAAATTAGATGAAAGAAAACAGTTTTATATAGATTCTGGTACACCTTCTAAATTTTATCAAGAATATATGAATCAAGCTAAATCACCTGAAGACCAAATCTTTAGTGAAAGCGATATAGTTGACAATTTATATAGTGGTAGCATTAAATTTGACAATCAAAGAGATTCCTGGTATATAAAGTTAGAAGATGGAGGAATTGAGTATGTTAATATTTACATTGGTGTTGACCCTGCTTCAACTCTTAGTAGGCGTAATGATTATAGTGTTATTATGGTTATTGGCGTTACCGCTGACTATGATTATTATATTATTGAGTATTGGAGACAAAGAGTATTACCCATGGACTGTGCAGATGAGATATTTAAAATTGCTGAACGATACAAACCAATTAAAAGAATAAATATTGAGACTATATCATATCAGGAGATGTTAAGAGATTATATACATAAAAGAAGTAAAAAAGAAGGAAAATTTCTTCCTGGTATAGAACAAGGTATAAAAGGCTATGGTAATCAAAAAAAGAAAGATAGATTATTTGAAGGTCTACAACCTATGTTTAAAGCAGGTGCTGTACATCTTAAGAAAGATATGCATGAATTTATTGGTGAATTATTAGATTTTCCTAAAGGAAGTCACGATGATACTATTGATGCATTTTGGTTGTCAACACAATTTGCTAAAGGCAGTAAATCAGCCAGTAAAGTTAAAAAAATTAAAAACAATAAAGAAGAGTGGGAAAAGCCAAAAAAGACCTACAATTGGATTACAGGGGCAAGGGGTTGATTATTATAATAAATATGTTATATATTACGCAACATGATTAAATCCGATAATAAAGCAACTTACGTTAAAGAACTTTGGAATAGATGGTCAGATGCTCGTAAAGAGTGGGAAGACCATGCTCGCGAAGATATTGATTTTTATTTAGGTAATCATTTTACAGAAGATGAGGCTGATGCTCTTGCTGAAAGAAATCAATCAAATATACCATTAGATAGAATATATTCAGCTATTGAGCAGTTTAAAGCTATTATAACATCTAAACCTCCAAAGTTTTCTGCAATGCCAAGAGAAGATTCTGATAGTGATTTAGCAGCTGTTTGGAGAACTATCATGGATTATATATGGAACATATCAGATGGTAATGAAGTATTTAAACAAACAATACACGATTATGCTGTTACAGGTTTAGGATATTTTTATGCATATGTAGACAGAGAAGCTGATTATGGTAGAGGAGAAGTTAAATTTACATATGTTGACCCATTTAGAGTTGTAGTTGACCCAAATGCGCGAAGTAAGTATTTTGATGATTCTACAGGAATGATGTTATCTACAATATTTACAAAATTTCAATTACTAGATTTATATCCACAGTTATCAGAAGAACAAGAAGATGGTAAGCTTTTAATTGACCTTGTTGAATCATATTATGAGGATGATACTTATCCATCACCAACTAACAAAAGAACAGTAGGGACATTTACACCTGATTATATAAAAGATAAAGATACAGGTGAAGGTTCACAAAAATATCAATTAATAGAATATTTTTCAAAAGTTAAAGTTCCTTATTATAGAATAATGGATGTTCAATCTGGTGAAGAAAGAATATTAGATACAAAAAATATGGAAAAGTTTTTAGCTGATGATAAAATTGCCAAAGCTTTAGAAAATGGATTAATTGATGTTGTAGAAGTTCAACAAACAAGAATTAAATTAACATGTACATTAGGTCAAATAGTTTTATATGAATATATACTAAATACTGATAAATATCCTATTGTACCTGTACCAAACATTTGGACTAACACACCATATCCAATGAGTGATGTTAGGAAAAATAAAGATTTTCAAAGATTTTTAAATAAAACAATGTCTTTAATTACATCTCATGCGCAAGCATCATCTGGATTAAAGTTACTTATACCACAAGGAAGTGTTGATGATATTGAGGAATTAGAAAGAAGTTGGGCTAATCCAAATGCAACAATTGAATATGACCCATCTTTTGGCGCTCCTCATTTTCCATCACCACAACCTTTGTCAAACTCAGTTATGCAATTACCTTCTTTAATTGAAAAGTATATTGATTTGAATATGGGTATATTTGAAATGATGCAAGGCAACAGTGCTGTTGCACCAAATACATCTTCAGCTACAATGATGTTAGAAGATTTTGGACAAAGACGTAGTAAATCTAAATTAAGAGACATTGAAGGTTCACTTAGAAGACTTGGACAAGTAATATATAATTTAGCTAAAGAACATTATACGTATAAAAAAGCATTTAGAGTAGTTCAGCCTAATAATGATATGAGCGAATATATGGTAAATGTTTATAATGATAAATCACAAGCCATAAACGAAATGATTAATGATTTAACTATTGGTCAATATGATATTAATGTTATTGGTAATTCTACAATGCCATCAAATAAATGGGGTGAATGGTCAATATATATGGAAGCATATCAAGCTGGACTTATTGATAGAACAGAAGCTTTAATGAAAACAGAAATTTTTGATAAAGAAGGTGTTCTTAAAAGAATGGATTCTGTTGCACAATTACAGGGTCAATTACAGCAAGCACAAGAAGCAGTAAAGAATTTACAAGGTGATTTACAAACAGCTCACAGAGAGTCAATCTCAGCTAGAAAACGTAGCGAAGTAGAGAAATTTAAAACTGAGCTTAAATCACAAGAATCACAATCCAAATCAGCTAATAGTATAGCTGTTGGAAAATTAGAACAGGCAGTTAAACTCGAAGCAGAGAAGTTACGTTTACGTGGCCAAGCTCAACAAAAGCAAGAGAAATTGCAAAACAAAGGAGAATAAATGGATAACGCATTAGAAAATAACAATCTTGAAGAAGGTCAAGTTACTGATAATGTAGGGCAAGATGAAGCAACTCAACAGCAAGAGTCTGGAGGTGATTGGGAATCTCAAGCTAAGTATTTTCAATCAGAAAAAGACAAACTACATGCTGAAAACCAAAAGTTAAAACAATATGAACAGATTGGTCAAATGTTGGAATCAAGACCTGATATAGTAAATACCATTAGTGGTATGGTTCAGGGTGGTCAACCAGCTGCACAAACTGAAAAAATTGAATTATCTAAGGATGAGTTTGACCCTTGGGAAGCCTTTAATGACCCATCGTCTGTGTCGTTTAAATATCGACAACAGTTACAAGATGCTGAAGTTGAAAAACGTGTTCAAAGCCAAGTAAGTGAAGTTAAAAAAGAAGTTGGTATGTCTAAACTTCAAACTGAACTTTCTAACAAAGGATTAAATCCTGAGCAAATTAATTCATTTATGGATTTTGCTAGTAAGAATCCTGCGGAATATGGTATTGATGGCGCTATCAACATGTGGCAGGCTGTAACGCAAGATAAGACCGAAGCAAGTAACAATAATCCGTTAGATGCTATTCGTCAAAATCAATCAGTTCCTCAACAAGCTGGTATTTTATCAGGTGAGCAACCGATTAAAAAAGATGAAAAAGACTCTGTTTGGGAAGGTATTGTAAAAGCGGGTAGTCGAAGTAATGTATTGTAATTAAAGGAGAAATAAAATGTCAGAGAAATATAATTCTGGGCAGGTTAAATTTGGAACTCCTGGGTCACAAACAGCATTATCATTATCAAATGCGTCAAGACGTTTATATGATTTTAGTGATAGAGTCGCTGATTTAAGTCCTGAGGAATCTCCATTTTTTGTATATCTGTCTAAAGTGGCAAAAGTTCCAACATCTGATTCACAATTCAGATTTTTGGAAGACAGGACTAAGATTCATATGACCGATAGGAGTTTTTTATTAAAAGGTGGTATAACTTTAGTCGCTGAGGGAAGTAATGATAGTGTAGTTTTTGATACATCAGGAGCTGCAAGTGTTGATTGGTTAATACCTGGTATGGTTGTAGCAATTGGAGATGTTGACGGTAATTCTGTTCCAACAACTGCAAATGTTAGAGTTAATACAGTTGATAATTCAGTGAGTGGTCAAACTAGTTGTAGTGTGACTGCAATATCACATGTTGGTTCAACTACATTAGCATTAGCTGATAACTCAAAATGTACAGTTATTGGTACATCATTTGAACAAGGTTCAGGTGCGCCAGATGTATTTTCACAAGAGCTTGACCATGATTTAGGTTATACTCAAATCTTTAAAACTGCTTGTGAAATGACTAATACTGCAAGAGCAACAATCTACAGAGGTTATGCTGATGAGTTCCAAAGAATTTGGAATCTTAAATTAAGAGAGCATAAAGTAGATATTGAAAGAGCAATGTTATTTGGTCAAAAAGGTACTACAGGTGGTATTCAATATACTGATGGTATTGTTGGTTCAACTATTAAAAATGGTTATGCTCAAATTGTAAACGATGGTTCTCAACTATCTTACAATTCAGGTCTTCCATATTATAAATCAAATACAGCATCAGAGTGGACTTATGATGATATGCTTTCTGATTTTGAAGTAATATTTGACCCTGCTAGAGGTGGTGGAAGAGCTAAGTTAGCTTTAGCTTCAAGACCAGTAATATCTCATTTTAACAAACTAGGTGCTAGTGACTTCATTAATGGTAGTTTAGCGGGTGAATCTCGTTACAACTTCCCAGCAAGTCAAGGTGCGTTTGGACATTTAGTTAATAAAGTTCAAACAATCCATGGTGATGTAACATTGGTTGCTGAATCATTATTCAGAGGTTTTTCTTCTGGATTTATGATGATGGTTGACCTTGACCACGTTGCTTATAGACCTCTTGTTGGAAATGGATTAAATCGTGATACTTCAATAACAACAAATGTGCAACAAGCTGATGAAGATTTAAGAAAAGATATGATTCTTACAGAAGCAGGTCTTGAAATAAGTCTTCCTGAAACTCATGCGCTTATTAACTTGGAGGGCGTGTAAAATGAGAAGTGACGTATTAAACTCAAATAGTAATAGTTATGGTAAAGTACATGATGTTAAAGATGTAGAGCTTGTATCTGCTGCAAAAACATTAACTCTTTCTGATAGTGGAAAAGTGTTTATGTGTGACTCAGCAGGTGGAGCTTACGAAATAACATTACCTCCTGCAACTGAAAATAAAGTAGGTTGGAATTGTAAGTTTATTGTATGGGAAGAAACTCCTACAGCAGACATTACAATTGCAGCAGGAAGTGCTATACTAAGTGGTGTTAATAAAGATGCTGGTGGTGATGCTGCTAATTCTACAGCAGGAACACAAGTTTCTAATATTATTCTTGATACAACTGCTCAAAGAGGAGATGTTGTTGAAATAATGTATTATGGAGACGAATATGTGTTTACTGCATTAAGTAGTATTAACAATGGTATCCAAACATCATAATCCAAATCAATAAGGATTAATAGTTTTGTAGAACTATGGAGGCTATCGTATAAAGGGTAGCCTCCGAATCTACTGAAAATTTTTTAATAATAAGAGTACGCTCACGGTCAAGTCAAGACCTTAAAGTACACTCGAAAGGAGAATAAAATGGCAGAAACAGATATACACGGAAGAACAGTTGTTGAAAAAATAAACTCAATGGATGTTGATTTAATTAAATCATCACCTGGTATTGCAACAGCAACTTATTCAAATGGTGATTTAATGGCAGAGCAAGAAACTATTGATAATGCAGTAGCAGTAAAAGGTGGAAATTGTATTTTACAATCTATAACTGCAATAGATACATCAGATACAGGTGGTGCAATCTATTTAATAATAACAGATTCTTCACAAGATTTAGGAACAGTAGGAAGTGCAATAAGTGCAGCAGATGCAGCAGCAGATAATAGTATGGCTATTGTAGAACTTAATAATTGGATAGATGTTGGTGGTGCTAAAGTATGTTCTAAAGCTAATATTGGATTGGTTTGCAATTCATTATCTGCAACAGATGCACAAAGTAAAAAATTATACTATGGTATAGTTAATGTAAGTGGTGGTGATATTGTTATTGGTTCAGGTGAAGATATTATCTTTCAATTTGGTGTGGTAAAAGATTAATGTTTTCTAAGAGCATAGTAACAAAAGGTGGTGATGTATTCAGAGATGAAAAGTCTTTAGCATTTGATGGCTCTAATGATTATGTAAATGTAGATGGTCTTTCTTCAGTTTTTTCAACAGATTCAGCTTTTTCACTTGTTTTTTGGTTT